AAAACTTCTGGAAAGGTATCAAGATACTTACTTCGTGGTAAGGGGAGAGAAGACAAACCATATTTAGACTTAGATTGGGAAGGTCCAACATTATGGGCAAATTCCGGTAGAGTATTAATAACAGCAGCAGAAGATGATATTGCAATATTTGCTAAAAAGTCAGTTCGTATTAAAGGGGAAAGAATACAGATAGCGAACGATGGTGGTGGCGTAGAAGTTAAAGCTAAAACAATCGTAAATGATATTAGTGAAGAAAGTGGAAAAATTATAAACGCAACAAAAGAAGGTATTCCATTTCCAGAGTTAAATATGTCTGGATTTTTAAAACAAACTATGGGAATACAAAAATTATTTCAAGCACTAACTTTAGGAGTTCCTAAATTATCTAATCCAGCAACATTACCCTCTGGAGTAAAAGATATTGTTAAAGGTTTGGAAGGAGCAAAAAACTTTATAGAAGCTACATTAAATTTAGAATTTTTAGAAAAGGAAATACTTACTACAAAGACACCAGAAGAAATTGCAGCGTCATTACCGATACCGGCTGGAATTAAAAATACAATCGGAAACATACAAACTTTTTCTGAGGATATTGATGGAAATATAAAAAAATTAGAAAAGGTGGTTAGTGATAATGCACCACTTTTAGAAAACGCACAACTTATAAATAACGCTCTTGAAAGTAATGATAGAACTGCTATTTTAAATACATTGGAAAGTGTACCATCAGATATACTTCAATCGATACCAGGTGGAGAAGATACTTTGTCAATGTTTAAAAGTTCTAAACTTAAAGAAAAGGATATAATTAAGGCAAGAGAAAATGGAGCGTTTACTCAGATAGAAAATTACTTATCAGAAACCTCAACAGGTGAAAATGATTTGGAACTAATGAAATCATACGGAAAGATTTTAAATTTAACAAAACAGGAGCAAAAATGAACAAAAATAAATTAAAAAATATAATTGAATTAATTGTTCGTAAAGAAATCAAAAAACAATTAAGCGAGATATTTATTAATGAAGATAAAGAAATCAAACTATCAGAAGCGATTTCTAAACCTACACCTAAAAAGGTAGTCAAGAAACAACCTAAAAAACAATACACAAAAAACAAAGTGTTAAATGAAGTATTGAACAATACAAAACCATTGGGTTCATCACAAACAGATGAATATCCTACATTAGGAGGTGGAGTATTAGGAAGTGATAATATGGCAGATGTATTGGGTTATGGAGATTTAGGTATGGGACAGAATAAAGAAAGAGCGAGAGAAATGGGAGCAGTTGACACAATCAAGAAAGCAGGTGTTTCAGTAGATGCAGTTCCTGATGAAGTTCAAAATGCACTAACTCGTGATTATTCTGGATTGATGAAAGCAATTAATAAAAAGAAATCAGGTGAAGGTGGTTTCAGACCATAAAGGTAAACAATGGCAAGAAGTGTAAGAGAAATAGATAGAAACGAAGATAAGAATGTTGGAATAGGATTTCCAATGGACTATACCGATACTCAGGGGTTCTTTCGTAAAACGAAGACAGTATTAGAACAGTCAAGACACAACCTAAGAAACTTATTATTGACAACACCAGGAGAAAGGATTATGCAACCAGACTTCGGTAGTCAATTAAAAAGTATAGTGTTTGAACAAGGTGAAAATATTCCCGAAAGAGTAGAGGAAGCAATAAATGAATCGGTTAGTAGATTTTTATCTTACATTAACATTAATGGTGTTTTCACAACACAAGATGGGAATCAACTAAATGTTCAAGTAGAATATTCAGTACCGCTTAATCCAGACACAATTGAAATATTAAACTTTGACTTTAGAATTGGAGAATAAAAATGTCAGACTTTGGGACAAATAAAAAAATAGTAAAAAAAGAAGTAAATTATCTCGGTAGAGACTTTACAGATATTAGAGAAAACTTAATAGAGTTTGCGAAAAACTATTTCCCAAACCAATACAATGATTTCAATGAAGCATCACCAGGTATGATGTTTGTTGAAATGGCATCTTATGTAGGTGATGTATTAAATTATTATGTAGATAATCAATTTAGAGAAACACTTCTACAATTTGCTGAAGAAAGAAAAAATGTATTAGCGATTGCACAATCATATGGTTATACACCAAAGTTGGCAACTCCTGCTACCGTAGAATTAACATTTAGTGTTGAAGTACCATCAAAAGATATAGGTGGTAATGTATTTCAACCAGACTTAGATTACGCTGGAGTTTTAAGTGGTGGAACAACTGTAGAAGCTTCTAACGGAACTACATTTACTTTATTAGATGACATTAACTTTAAAGTCTCAGGTTCATTAGATATGATGGGTGTTGAAATATTACAACCATCTTCTGGAACAAGTCCAACTAATTACAGACTTACTAAAAAAGGATTAGCTGTTTCTGGTAAAAGAGAATCAGAATCATTTTCATTTACAAATGCTAAAGAGTTTGATAAAATAGTTTTATCCAATGATAAGATTACAGAAATTATATCAGTAACGGATAGTGATGGAAATACTTGGTATCAAGTTCCATTCTTAGCTCAAGATACTGTATTTGATTCTATGGAAAATACAAGTCTTAATGACCCGAGTTTATCAACATATCAAAACGACACACCTTACTTATTAAAGTTAATCAAGACATCAAGAAGATTTACAACTTATGTTAGAGAAGACAATAAAACAGAAGTAAGATTTGGTTCAGGTATTAGTGATAATGCAGATGAAGAAATAATACCAAATCCAGATAATGTGGGTTCAAGATTAGGACAAGGTGTATCCAGATTAGACGAATCATTTGACCCAACTAATTTTATGAAAACAGAAACATTCGGACTAGCACCAAGTAACACTACATTGACGGTAGTTTATAGTCACGGTGGTACCATAGACCATAATGTTGGTTCAAGAACTATCAATTCATTTTCAAGAAAGTCTTACACGATATCAACTGAAAATTTAAACGCTACCTTAAGAGCTGTATCAGAGACTTCATTATCAGTAACTAATGAATCACCAGCAACAGGTGGTTCTTCTATGGAAACTATATCTCAAATAAGAGAAAACGCTGCAGCATACTTTAATGCACAGAACAGAGCCGTAACCAGAGCAGACTACGTTACAAGAGTTTATTCATTACCACAAAAATATGGTAATATATCAAAAGCATTTGTTGTTCAAGATGAACAATTAGAAGAGTCTGGTCAATTACAAGTTATTGACGGAGTAGCACAAAAAGTCAACAGAAACGCTGACAACATAAATCCATTTGCTTTAAATATGTATTTATTAGGATATGACTCAAATAAAAAATTAGTAAGACTCAATACAGCTGTAAAAGAAAATTTAAAACTTTACTTATCACAATATAGAGTATTAACGGATGCTATTAATCTTAAAGATGCATACATTATTAATGTGGGGGTAAAGTTTAACATTATTGTTAAGAGAGGATTTAACAAAAATGATGTATTGTTTAGAGCAATACAAAAGGTAAAACAATTTTTCTCTACTGATAAATGGCAAATTAATCAACCAATTGTATTGAGTGATTTAGCATATCAGATTTCATTAGTGGATGGGGTGGTATCATTAGTTCCACCAGAAACCAATAATCCTAATAAAGATTTAATTTTAATAGAAAATAAACACTTAGTTGCAAACGGGTATAGTGGTAATGTTTATGATATAAATTCTGCATCTAAAGATGGAATTATATATCCTTCATTAGACCCAAGTATATTTGAACTTAAATTCCCTAATACAGACATTGAGGGCAGTGTGGTAGGAGATAGATAATGCATTATTTTGAATTTGGAAAAAGAGACACAACAATTTATTCAGGTGGAACAACCAGTTCTATCAATACAGGTTTAGATGAAATATTAGAAATTAATAAAGTTGTAAGTGATAATGGAAATGTTCAAAACATATCAAGAGTATTGATTGACTTTGACTTATCTTACATATCACAATCAATACAAGACGGAAAGATTCCCTCTACTACAAAATATTATTTAAATTTATTTGATGCAACTTCAGAAGAAGTTGAAGCAGAACAAAGTATTTTCGTATATATGATTAGTGGTAGTT